GTAGCCGCGTCCGTAGGGTTTACATCAGTTGCATCCTCTACGCCGATCTCGACATCTGGGTTCGCTTTAAGCCATTCGCGCCAAGTAGCAGGAAGTGTCTCGCCTTTAATGCCGAGCATGATGTACGCCCAACAAGCCATATCGGATGCACCGATACCGCGACCGTCAGACACTCGACGATTCTCTAAGCGTTCCCATTCAGAGATCGCAAAAAGGTTTGTGATAAGTGTTTCTTTTTTGTCTCCGCGTGTGAGCGTGAGTTTGATCTTCATTGTGTTTCCTTTCGTCGGGCCAAGGAAGGCCGAAGATTATGGGTTTGTAGTGTCAGCCGAGAAGACGCCACCCATTAGAGTAATGTCAATCGATTGCAGCTCACCGAGCGAAGCCGAGATCACTGGGAGCGTCTCGAGATAGCAGTTGGTGAGTGTAAAGCCCGGGTTAGTTGCCGAGTCCACTGCCGAAGTTGGTTTGACAATGACAGTTGTCTTGGTGCCGACGAGTGGAGCAAGAGTTGCATAAGTGGCGCTTGCTTCGTAGCTCAAAAACAAGGTCAGGGTACATTCATTATCCTCGAGGCCAGCCGTGAAAGTGTTTGAAGTATTTCCGAAGACCGTGTCATTCAGGGCCGTGACAGTGCGATTTAAGGTGGCGCTTGTGCACCAGCCCGTCAGCGCGGTGCCGCCCAATGTGACTGTCGGATTTGAGAGGATTGTGGAAGTTGCCATGATGATTACTCCTTGGAAGTGTTGGATTTAGTTTGACACATAATGAAGCCGAGAGTGTGGATTAGGCAGTCTGCACGACAGTTGAGACCGACAGCTCATAAGCAGGAAGCGTCGAGCCACCAATATCTAGGTTTGTAGGGCGTCCAGAGACCACGCCGATATTGAGTGCGTAGATTTGGGCAAGGATATTAAGCAGGCTTTTTTGGGCGTCAAGGTTGCCCGGGCCGAGCGTGATGATTTGGAGTGTGAAGTTAAGTTTTGCGACATTGTAGTTGTAGCCGTCTATGGAGTCAATGTTTACAAAGACGCTTGGCGGCGTGATATTGCGCGGATCGTTATTGACTTGTAGACCGCTCACCGTTGAGAGCTTTGCTACAAGATCGTCGTAGCCTTCGTTAAAGAGATCCGTGTAATTAGGTACAGGCATTAGGCGACCTGCGGACGATCAATCCCTAACAACTGGCGGATCATTCCGTTCAGACCCATCACTGGAGTTACTCCCATGTTTTGGAACGAAGCAAACTGATCTATCGATCCGCGTTGGCGGTACAAAGATCCACCGTACATCTGGGTTCCAAGCAAGACATCTTGCGAAGGCACAGTCGTTAAAGAATCAACATAGCCTGCTTCCATTCTGCGACGCCACGCAAATTGCGAGCATGCCGAAGCGCAGATCGTGAGGAATGCGGCGTCAGCTGCCGTTGCTGTACCAATACCAAGCCAGTCCTCAAGCATGGCGGAAGTGACCCAAGTGCAAGTCTGGGTAATTGTTAGCGTGCCAGAAGCGGCAGTGCGCGCGACATCACTTGCGGTCTTTGCGTAGAGAACCTGATTCGGAATTGTGACCGCAGGATCAAAGAGAAGATCCCCTTCATCGTCCACGCCCATAAACGCATACTGCGGCAGAGCGTAGACAATGTAAGTTCCGTTAAAAGTCGCATCGACTCCAGTAATAACAACGCTTGCGCCAACTTCAATCTCGGCTTCTGTAAGAAGCTGTAAGACCGCGTAGTTGTCGGTGAGCTGTTTATGTGTGACCGTGTAGGCAGCCATAATTTTGGCTTACCTTTCGGATCAGACGAAGCTTGCTTTGACGAACTTGGAAGAGTCAATCATCAGTGTCGCAAGATACCCTCTGAAGGCTATTGTCCGCGACAAAGTTGAAGGTACATCAACTGAAATTGCGCCCTTTTGCTGCTCGAAGATCTCGTAGCCAGTTGCATCGCCAACAATCAAAGTTGGGTTTGTAAAGTTACGATCCACTACAACTTGCAAGCCAAATGCGTTTCCGTTGGCTTGTCCCGGTGCAAGATTGCCGAATGCGTTCATTGGGCCGATCTGTGGGAATAGCGGACGATCTGCTGTATCGCTTAAGCCAAGAAGATCCTGCCAGATACCGGGCGACAAGAACATGTGAGTCGGAAGGTTGCCGTTTGATCCTGAAAGGATTGTTGCTGCGGCTCCTGCTACCCATGCTGCCCAAGTTGCAGGATCACCAGCTGAAGCGGCAGTGAAATTGCTTGTCACTGTAGCGCCTGTGCGTAGGTTGTCTGCTGCGAAATTGTCGGTCTCATTTGCGTAGATGCGACCCATATCGTCGAGTAGCAAGCCAATGATCTCTGGTTGGGAAAAATCGATTGATTGTTCGGAAACGGTGACAAATCCGCCGAAAGTATTTTTGGTGACTTGGTTGTCGGTAACAACGAAAGTTCCTTGTGTCAAGGAAGTGTTTTCTGTTGTCTGTTGTCCGACTGAAGTGTGTGTGGTGACTTCTGGTCGGATGAAAACTTTGCCGCCTTGTGGCATTGCTTTTGCGCCGATTGCGTCAATGACAGGCCTTCGTCCTATAAAATTGTTGTAGACAGGTTGCACGATCGGCAATGGGAGTACGCCGGGGATGTCTGTAGTGAGCACATTCGGTGCAGCTGCTTGAATGCCTTCGCGCATTGCGTGGAATTGATCTCCGCCAACCATAAAAGCCGAAATATATTCGGCGGCTGTTGGCATCTTAAACTCTTTCTTTGCAGCGGCAAAGATTGTTTGAGTTACTTTTGATGCTTCGATTACTGCTGGGGCTTCGACTGTTTCGTTCATGGTTTCTGTCTCCTGTTGAGGTGCTTCTTGAATAGTAGTAACTTCTTCTTCTTCTGGGGTGGATGCTGCGACTTGCTGGATGGGTGCGTCAAAGGCTCCGCGCGCGACAAGTGAAAGCTCGCTCCACGATGCCGAGGTGACGATCATTGTGCCTTCTTTGTCGTACTTAAACTTGATCGGCTCAACGCCAACGGACACTTCTGGAAGGGCTCCGTCAGCTGCAAGAATGAGGGCTTCATCGCCGTCCCGAGTGTTAGATACTTTCGCCACGAAGAGCATGCCTTCAGGGGTTTCTAGACGCTCGGTAACTGTGCCGATGACCTTGCTTGAATCGTGGTACATCTGAAGAGTCGGTGCGCGCCCGTCCACTGGAAGAGATCCGGGTGCGAAGGCCACCATCGTGCCATCGCTCACTTTGGCTGGAGTGTTATATCTGACCGCAATTCCCGAGATCGTGCGGCGCGGTGCTTCGCCTTCGGCGGCGTCAATCGTAAAAGTTTCTGTCGTAAGTCTGATCATGGTTGGATCCTAGTTTTCTATAAGTGCGTCTAGTGGGATATCTGTTTCGTTCATACGGTCATCGCTTGCGCTGTCCATGTAAGCCTCTGCTAAAAACTTTTCTGTATCAAAGCAGACATAAGTTCCGCGTGGAAGCACATTGTCGGATGAGAGTGTTTCGGTAATGCAGTCCGCGAGAGCTTTGCAAGCGTAAGTCCAAAGATCGATGCGCGACTGCTGGGATGACTGGTACGAATAAGCACCGATAGAGACTGAAAGCAAGTAAGACGGAACGCCAAGAATGCGACCAAGATCGCGCGCCGAATAATCTGCGGACTCGATCATTAGCATCTTGTCAGGCGTAGCGGTCGTAGGTACATACTCAAGGAACTCATTGAGCGCGGCAGTGTTGTTGCCAGATGTGCGCGCAAGATTAAACTGTGCAGCTAAGTCCGAAAGCTCCTGCGCCGAAAGGGGTTCCCCTCCAGTTTGTTTTAAGTATCCGCTAGGCAGTACCGACTGGGACGCTCGAAGCCGTGACTCTTCTACGCGGAGTGCGATCTCTACAGCGCGCGCCCCAGTCGAGTTCAATGATTGCATTGGTGAGATAAATTGCACAAGATCGCGCGGATCTAGTTGGATGCCGTTAAAGACAACTTGCTTTGATGGGCCAAAGAAGACTTCGCCTTGTTGGTCAAGTGTCTGCACCATTGCGGCAGGTAGCCGAGTGAACGATGCCGGGTATCCGTCAGCGGTGCGAGTTTCTATCATCCAAAAAGCTCGCCCTTCAAAGATGAGGTCGTCCACGGTATAACTGATGATGAATTGGTTTGGAACGGATTGGTCAATTCGTGACAGCCATGAACGCGGAGCAAGTGGCACTTCTTCCATTTCTTCGCCGTTCCACATTTCGCGGTACATCTCAAGCTTCATTCCTGCAATGGTGTTGCAGATTAGGTCTCGACCGCGTGCGATTACTGGCAAAGTCATTGAACGGGCGCGACGAGTTCCGTTTGTCCAAGAGACGAAAGAGGTCAAAGGCGAATAGGACGATGCACCGACAGCCGCTTTGACCGAAGGTTCGGTCGTAGCAGTAAGTTCACGGGATTTTGAGAAGAGAGCCATATCACATATTGCCACAGTAAGCGCGGTTTATGGTGGCACTCGCCCAGTGACTCGCGGTATCCCGACGACAGGCAAGAAAGCGGACGAGTGCCAAGATGACTCTAGTTTGCGATCAAGATCATTGAAGGTTTTTGAGAGTTTGCTGGACGCGCTGCGGCAGCTGCTCCCCAGATCATCGTCCGACAAAGCTCGATGGGCCCGGCTGACTTTTGCGAGCTGACTGCTATGGAGCCCTGCGTTCTGACCATTACCGCTCGGCAGACATGTTCGGCGAGCATCGCTTCGCCAGTGTGCACGATGCGTCCTTCGGTAATCATGTTTCTTACTATGGGGGTGTATTGCAATATTTCTTTGTAGCCCATGACGACGCGCCGACGCTCAAAGATCGGTGGGCAGTGTGCGTCAATAGTTGGCGAGAAGATGAACTTGATCGCTGGATCCGCCGCTGCTAATGCCCCTACATGCGCCCACAATTCTTTAGCAGTCTCGGCAGTAAAGGCGACCGAGACACAAGTACGACCGTCGCCAAGCGCGACCGACCTAGTTGCAAAGTATCTGGACTCATCCATAGACGCTTCTACCGAGATCACGCCGCCAGTAGGGATCGGGCCGTCGTACTCGAGGTCAGGCCAAAGATGGGTTTGGATCCATGACTGGGTGCTGGCGATCCACATATTGCAAC